TAAATACAAATCTTACTGATAAGCAGATGGAAGAATTTCTTAAAATCCTTGGAAGTAACAAACTTCTATCAAGACTGCAGTGCAAATGCAAATATTATAAATTCGACTGGGAAGATAGAAGAATCGGGATGTACAAGGAAGAAATTGAGAAGTGGTATTGATGGCGAAGGTCAGATTATATTATCGGCAGGTATGGGATGAAAACGGAAATCTGCATGAAATTAAAACCACATCTGTAGAAGAATTAAGTAATTTCATGAAGAGGAATGCGGGGGCAGTGAGTGGATACAATCAAGGAAGTAGAATGGTACCCGAAAGTAGATTACAGCATTGCATAGACAATGTGAGCATTGAAGATTTAATGACTTTGAAGAAGGAGGAATAAAAATGGTATTGGACTATTTAGAAAAAGTAGAATGCAAAGGGAAAATAGTGAGAGGTAAAATATATAACTATGAGGTTTATTTGTTGGCCAAAGATGTTGCAGATCTGTTTGGCTATAAAAGTACCAAAAATGTTGTAAATAAAAAAGTCAGCAAAGAAAATATAATCAAATTCCCTATTGATGGAGTGAATGGAAATCAATACAATTTGATAAATATTAACGGAGTAAATGAATTGATAAGTGGGGAAAAAAAGCTTGTAAATGAAAAGCAGAAAAAAGAAATTATTGAAATACTTGAAGGAGTAATTGAGTTTTTACTAAAGAAAAATGAATTCTTAATGGCGGAAAGAACATTTGTTTGGTGTGAAAAGGAAACTGAAAGAAAAAGGCTTGAAGAAAAGGAAAAGCCATTTTGGAAAAAATTTTTTGGAATATAAAGGGGGCCTTATATGGCTATAAAAACGATGAGCTGGGAAAATCAGAAATTAATTTACTGGTTTATAGATTGTTTTGCTTATTATTTAGCTGATAAGGACATCAGCAATTTATCCAGCAAGGAAAAAACTGGGATATCAGATTATTACAGGTTTCAGTCTAAAGAAAGATTGAAGAAGCTTTACATAAGAGCGAGCGGAAAGCAACTGAAAGGATATGAGCCTTTTAAAAATCTGAATGAAAAGCTGGAGAAAAAAATAATTGAGGTTTTAGAAAAAAAATACACAAATAAAAACAAGGCTAAAATAATACTAGATATGTTAATGAAGTTTGTAGTTGAAGAAATGCAGCTCTTATTAATAAAGCTGGAAGGAACTTTCAGTCTTGCTTTAAAACTTGTGACAAATGAGGAAGCTGTAGAATTTACTAATTTTTTATTTGACTACTTCATGCATAATGAAATCCCTATGTGGAATCAGATGCATGAACTTTACAGGAAGCAGAACAACAGAAAATGGGTGTACTGGATGCTTAAAAAGAAAATATGTGTCATTACTGGGAAACCTGCCCAGTTAGCACATATTTCAAAATCTGCGGGAGCCTTAGGGGGATACCGCTTTGATGAAGGAATAGGCAATTCGTATCTTCCGTTGTCTGCTGAATGGCATCTGGGAGTAGATCATGGAGTAGGCGGAGGAAGGCAAAAGCTGATGGCAAAGCTTAGGGAAATCTACGTTGAACCATTTGAAATAAAAACAGCTGAAGAGGTAAAAGAACTGAAAAAAATATATCCAGGGCATTTTAGGGCCTTTAAGAAAAAATAGAGTTCAGTCACGGAAAGTCGTTTTTCTTAGAAAAAAGAAAGGAGAAGATATGAATAGGCACTGGACAAAAGAAGAAATGACTTATTTGGAAGAAAAATGGGGAAAAATTTCAATGCCTGGCTTAAAAAAGAAATTAAACAGAAGCCAAGCATCTATAATGTGCAAAGCAAGAAAAATGAAACTTGGCAGATTTCTTTGGGCTGATGAATATTTGACGTTTAATTTGTTATTAAAAGAGCTTGGAATAAATTCATACAGCTATAAACCAACGAGTTGGATTAAAAAAAGAAAATTTCCAGTAAAATTTAAAAAAGTAAACAGAAACGTTTGGCGAATTGTATATATTGAAGATTTTTGGAAATGGGCTGAAAAAAACAGGCATTTTATTAACTGGAGCAGAGTGAAAAAAGATGTTTTAGGAAAAGAACCTGAATGGCTTTTGGAAATAAGGAAAAATCAGAGTGAAGAAAGAAGAATGCTTAGAAAAACTCCATGGACAAAACAAGAAGATAAGGAGCTTAAAAGACTTATTGAAATGCATAAATATACATACATAGAATTGAGTGAAATTTTGCAGAGAAGTTCTGGAGCAATTCAAAGAAGATTGTTAGATCTTGAAATAAAAGCAAGACCAGTCAAGGCAGATAATCACATTAAATATACAAGTGAGGAAAAAGAAAACATACATCAGTCGATTTTAAAAAACAGGACTTATGAACAGATTTCAAGAGAAATTGGGAAATCAACAAAAGCTATAAGAGGTTATATTTATAGAATTTATGGAAGTGAAAACTTAGACAAAGTGAGAAATAATATTCAGAAAGAGGTTTTGAAATGACAGCAAAAGAAATGCTTATAAAAAAACTTGAAAAAATTTCGTTGACACAAGGAATTTACAGATCGTTTAGTGATTTTTGTGCATTAAGTTCTGCTGCAATAAGTGCAAATTGTGGAAATAAAGAAATGGAAACAAGATATATGCATCTTATTAGGCAATATGATGAAGAGACTTTAAACGAATATATGGAATGTTTTGCATTGCTTGTTGCGACGATTGAAGAAGAACCTTTTAAAGATATACTTGGAGAACTTTATATGATTATGAGAATATCTGCTGGAAAAATGGGACAATTTTTCACAGCACAACATATTTCAGATATGTGTGCAAAAATAAGCCTCAGTAAGAGTGAAGTTATAAAAAAAGTATGTACGGAAGGGATTATTAAAATTTCTGAACCATGTGCAGGGGCAGGAAGTATGGTTTTAGGATTTGCAAAATCAGTTGCAGATATGGGTTTGAATCCACAGAAAAATTTATATTTTGAATGTAACGATATAGATCCCTTATGCGTGAACATGTGCTATGTACAGATGTCCTTAAATGGACTTAGGGCTTCAGTTACGAGAGGAAATGGTTTAAACGGTGAAATAATAGAAAAACATCTAACTCCTGCAGCTTTAGAGAAAATTGAAAAATGTAATACTTTTTCAGCAGAAAAAATGAAATCAGGAAATAAAATTGAGCAGATGAAATTTTTTTAAAGGGAGATTGATAATGACAGATAATGAAATATTTGAATTTAAAGAAATGCTTTTTAAGAAGTTTAATAATGAAGATGTAAGATTTATAGAATATAAACTTCTTGAAGTTTTAAAGAAAAGAGAAAATGCACTTGTAAAAATAGACAGGAATAATGATGAAAATTTATTGAGAATGTTTCTGATGACAAAAAAATCAGAAAATTTATCAGACAGGACATTGGAATACTATAAGACTACATTGGTTAATTTTGCAAAAGCTGTAAATAAAAGCTTTGTTGAAATGACGGACAATGATATAAAAATATATTTGGCTAAAAAACAATTTGAGGACAAAGTTACTCCAGTTACAGTCAATAACATTAGGAGAAACATAAGCAGCTTTTATTCCTGGATGCAAGAACAGGAAATTTTACTGAAAAATCCTTCAAAGAAAGTGAAAAAAGTCAAAGAACCAGTTAGAAGAAAAAAAGCAATAGATGATATTGACATTGAAATGATGAGAAATGCAATAATGAATCTAAAAAGTAGTAAAAATAAACATGGGAAAATTGGAGCAAAAAGAAATAGGGCAATATTTGAACTGTTGCTTTCAAGTGGAATAAGAATAGGTGGGCTTGTTAATTTGAAAACAAGTGATATAGATCTTGAAAATAGAACAGCTATAACAGTGGAAAAAGGTAACAAGGAAAGAATAATTTATTTTGATGCTTCTACTGAACTAGCACTAAGAGAATACTTAGAAATAAGGCAGATAACAGAGAAAAGTGGGGATAAACTGTTTCTGAGCACGATGCATCCATATAAGCCTTTAGAAATTTCAGGAGCAGAAATTTTAATAAGAGATATTGGAAGAAGTTTAGGAATAGAAAAGATACATCCACATAGGTTTAGAAGAACATTTGCAACAAGGGCATCAAAACGTGGTATGGCAATAGAGGACGTTCAAAGGCTGATGGGACATAAAAAAATAGAGACAACACAAATTTATATTGATTCAGATGAAGAAAGTGCAAGAAATGCATATAAGAAAGTGATGGGATAAATGTGAGTGTACAAAGCAGAATTAGAAAAATAGAAAAGAAAAAGGGAATATACAAAAGAAGAAAAGAAGATATTATAAAATGCAAATTCAAAAAGCAAGAAAAAGAACTAAGTGTTGAAGAAATGATTAAAAGAATGCAATTTGATGTATAAATGGAATGGAGTGAAAATAAATGACTTGTTATGAAGTTTTGAAAATAGTATCAGAAAAGGACAAAGATTGTTTAGAAAATATGAAAAACGTTTTGAACGATGCATTAGATGGAAGTAAATATTTTAAAGTCAAGGAAATAAAATTTTTATCAGATAGTATAAAAATAGAATTTGAAAATGAACTTAGCTATGAAGAAAGAGATTCTGAAGATGGAAAAACTAAGACAAGTTTTGACATTGAAAAATTAGGATTGAAAGGTAAGGAAATGGATAGAATGCTTTTTGAAAGTAAATATATTATGAATGCAATAAGCAATATAAAAAAACAAATTTTAGAACAGGTAGAAATAAAATGAAAACAAAAGAAGAACTGAAAGAAAAAAGGTATGAGTTAGAAAAAAAGATAGTTTATACGGAAATAAATACTAAGCAATGGTATTATTTAAAAGGTCAATTTGATTTTTTGAATTGGCTGGAAGGAAAAGAGGAAGAATAATGAGTAAAGAAATAAAGTTTAGGCTATGGAGTATAATTGGTAAAAAATTTATTAAAACTGATAATCCAGATTTAGATTTTGTAATAAATAGTAATGGTTATTTATATTTAATAGAAAATTTTTATGGAGAAATCGATGTATTACCTCAAATGGATATTAAGGTATTACAATTCACAGGATTGCAAGATAAAAATGGGATTGAAATTTATGAGGGTGATATTTTAAAATATAAATTTCCTTATAATAGGAGAGAAGTACATACAAGTGCTGTAACATATTTAGAAACACAAGCAAGTTTTGGTATCGTAGATTTTTATGGTAATAGCATACCTTTATATAATATAACAGCAAATAATTACTTTGAAATTATTGGAAACATTTACGAAACCCCCGAACTTTTGAAGGGGAAAAACAGTTAGGAAGTTAAAAATAAGGAGGAAAAAATGAAAATAGTATTGATAAATATTTTAAAGAAAAACATAGAAAGTAGCATTAAATTAAGAGAAAAATATAAACTAACGGAGCCAATGTATCATGTGATAACAGGAAGAATAGAAGCATATAATGGAATGTTAGAACTATTGAAGGAGGAAAAATAAAAATGGAAAGCAAAATAGAAAAAATGATTGAAATGGTGGAAGAATTTTATAGACAAATTGAAGATACAGGATATCTGCATAAGGGAAAAGAAATGACAAAAGATAGAAAAGAAGAGAGGGAAAAGCTTTTTAAAGAAGAATATACAGAATATAAAACTGCTAAGGATAAAATTGAAAAGTTAGATGCAGTGTGCGACATGATGTATGTTAGATTAGGAACGTTGCTTGAAGAAATGACAAGTAAGGCGAATTTGAAAAAAATACTTGAATATCATTTAGATGAAAAAGTGAATATGATATATAAACTTGTAAAAGAAAATGAATTTGGAGCAGTGTTTTTTGAAGCGTTTAGTGAAGTTCATAGAAGTAACATGAGTAAAAGAAATAAGGATGGAACAATTTTAAGAAGATTGGATGGAAAAGTAATGAAAGGGCCTGATTACTTTCCTCCGAACTTAAAACAATTTTTGTAGAAAAAATAATTGTTTTAAAAAGGAGAAATTGTTATGATTGAAGAAATGGAATTAAGAGCAGAAAAAATAAAAGAAAAGCTAGAAAAAGGAGAAGATTTAAATGAAGATGAATTTGCTTTTTGCGATGGAAATAAGAACTTTTTTCAAAAAGTCAGATTCAAAAA